AACCTCTGGATAATCCTCCCATGCAAATGCCATCCCTCCTATATTGACCAGATCTAGCAAATGTGCTGCACATAGCCAGTCAAAGTCATCATGGTAGTAATAGGCATTTTGTCCACATCGCCTACAAGTCTTAGGTCTTTGAGTAGTCCTGTGTTTACCTAAGTAGTAGAAAGGCGTATGCGGTTGTCCATATTTCCCCATATGTACTATTCTATCAGAAACCAAGCCTGTCTGCTAATCTATGTACAGCCTTCATCTGATGATTACTTAGTTCTTCATCATGGGATAGTTTGTATAACTTCTTGTATCCCGCCAATAAACGGGTCCTTTTAAGGTTTGCAAGGGCCTTTACAGCCGTTTCTGGCTTCTCTCTGGACTCTCTTATTGGAGGTATCCATGTGTCCTCTATTTCAGCCTTTGGACGGCCTCTTTTGGTCATAGCAAACCAACTATCTTGATAGCCAGATCAAACACTGAATCAAATAGCCTTTCCCACATACCTATGTACCAGGTCCATGAGATTATTGATGCTTCTACCATTACCTTAATTAGATCCAACATTATATGCCTCCAGATATTGCTTGATTAGATCGTATTTATGGAAGTCAGGTCTCATCAAACCATTCTCCATCTTTCCTACTGCTTGATTACAACTATTGCAGATAACTCCTCTTACACACTTCCCGCAGGTATTTTTACCAGGAGCACAGCACTTATGGTCATGGTCTATGTGTAGGTTTCTATCTGTTTGGTCCCCGCAGATTTCGCAGCCATCTATACCTCTAGATACATACTCATCATGGGTCATATGGTATTTCTTCTTCATAAGCCTTGTTCTGGCTTTAAATGCCCTACTATCTTTGTTATCTTTAACAGGATTAATTATTGTAAAAGGATGACCATGACGGTTATAGTTAGCCCAATGCTGACGACAATATGACTTGGCATAATGTGTCTTGTCACAGCCTTCCAGAGAACACTTCTTGGTGTTATTTAGTCTGCTCTTGAGGTGTGCCCCATTACGGCAGTATTTGCAATAATAATCATAGCCATTTTCATCAGCATGATATTTTGGTTTATAAAAGTCAGACACTGGTTTGGTCTGCTTGCATCGTGTACATGTTTTAATTGCCATGTATCCATTATACCAGTTCAAGATGTACTTGTCAAATAAAAGCAAAAAGGTCCAGAATTATTTTAGGAAGAAAAGGCATCTGGACCTCTACATTTTTGGAGTCATAGGTAGAACTTAATCCACCAAGAAACGCTTGCAATGTATAAATCAATTATATCAAGTTATTAAAGGTTTGTCTACTTATATGTTATATATTAATAAAGAGTATATCTTTTAGGCAAGCCCCCCCTCCCCCCATAGATTTTTATTTGCAATCTAGGGAGTTAGGGGGAGCCTACCAAAAGAACATCTTTCAGTGAAAGCCCCCACAACCTAACATAAGTTTAGCACAATTTTAAAACTTTGTAAAACAAAGAGACCCACAAGGTGGCAACTCCCTGTGGGCCTCATAGAGGTGATGTGTATGTCGGATACACACCTTAAGTATAACAGATACCTGAAAGTCCGTCAAAAGGCCCTTGGAAGGCTTTTAAGGGGTAATATCTATCCAGGCTGTTCCGTTCCAAACCTTCTTACCAAAAACAGGTGTAAATGTTTGTCCATTGTATAGATATGATTCTTGTGGGGTAGCCCATGTTGAATTATTCCAATATTTTAATGGTGCTTTGTCTTGAGCGGCTTCGTATAAGTCAAGTATTTGCTGATCTGATAAAACATAATTGAAATATACAATATCATCCATTTGACCTTCCCAATATGGAGCGCCAAGTTGCCATGCCCATGGTCTGGTCGTACCTGTAGGAATAGTACTTTGACCTACATTTTGTCCATCATAATAATATTTAACTGTTTGTCCATTTATAGTTATAAGAGCAAAGTGCCAGTTGCCATCTACTGATGCATAAAGATTTCCTGGAATACCACCACCAGTACCACCACCTGTTGAATTAACATTAAATACTAATTTACCTGCATTGTTTGTATCTGTAGTTCCTGGAATAATAAATCCAATTCGGCCATCAAATTGGCCTACTGATGAGCCCGTAATCTCAAGAATGTTATTTGCTTCTGGTCCTATACTATTAATTGGTTTTTTAAACCAAAGACCCATAGTAAAAGTTTTTACGTTCATTCCATTGAGATATGGACTTTGTGGAATAAACTGTATATATCTTTCGGCAGCAGTTGGAAAAGTTATATATGCACCAGTTTTTCCACCACTTGAATTATATGTTATTGGAAGTCCTGGACCATATTCAGCAGGTGCTACATGATATGTAGTGCGGGTTCCATACATAGGAAGCCCAGTCTCCATCTTTATCCACATGTATGGATTAAGAGAAGATACTGTTGAATCCCATATTGCCATTAGGCTTGAATCCAAACCGTTCCGTATGAAGGATTGCTTGGAGCATTTTGGCTAACAACAAATGATGCTCCTGCTGGTCCTGTTTGTCCTGTTTGTCCTTGAGGTCCTGGACCACCAATAAGTGTTGCATACAAGAATGGAAGACCGCTTGGATCTCCATCAACCTGTTGGCTAACACCAATAAGATTTAATCTTCCTTGACCTGCGTTATAGCCAGTAACTCTAAAAATCATGTTTCTATAACCGTTTTGATCGCCATTTTCAAAGAAGATGTGTTCTCCACCATCATAAGATAAATCATTTGGGAAACCTGTTATTTGAGCAAATACTCCATCACCAGGATATGCAAATGGTGTTCTGGTAAATGAATACTTTGCTGGCTTTCCTGCTATTCCTTGAGCACCTTCAGGACCTGTTGCTCCCTGGTCTCCAGTATCACCTTTAGGGCCTTGCTCTCCCTGGATTCCCTGAATACCCTGAATACCTTGGTCTCCAGTGTCTCCCTTTGGTCCTTCAATTCCTTGAATTCCCTGTTCTCCTTGGATACCTTGAATTCCTTGGTCTCCTTGATCACCTTTTGGACCCTGTTCTCCTTGAATACCTTGTGGGCCTTGAATACCAACAGCACCATTAAGGTTAACTGTCCACGAAGTAAATGTTCCTGAGCCTGTGTGATGTTTAACATCAACAACTAAAACTCCTGTTGATTGTGTGTAAGTAACAACTGAGCCAGTCATAAACTGAGTTACAGTGTGAGCAATAATTACATCTTGTGCAAATGTGTAATCAACATTTAAATCATCAAGAGTTAATGTCCGTGTTCCATTGCCAATTGTTAGCGATGTTGTAGATGTTGTGTGGTAATGATCTCCATCAGCACCAGCATTTCCAGTATCGCCCTTATCGCCTTTGTCGCCTTTAATTCCTTGTTCGCCTTGAATACCCTGGATACCTTGAGGACCTTGATCTCCAGTATCGCCTTTAGTTCCTTGAATACCTTGAGCACCAGTTGCACCAGTATTTCCAGTGTCTCCTTTATCGCCCTTAACTCCCTGAATTCCTTGTGGTCCTTGTGCACCAGTAGGGCCTTGAGGTCCAGTATCTCCTGTGTTGCCTTTAGGACCTGTTGGGCCAGTTGGACCTGTTGCTCCTGTTGGACCTGCTGGACCTGTAGAACCTTGTGGTCCTTGAGGTCCCTGTGGACCTGTTGCAATTTCTAAATCTGCAGCGTAGATTTTAATCTCGCTTGGCGATAGAATTTCTAATGTCATCGTGTTACATCCTCTTCAACATAAATTGTACCTGACAAGATTGTTGATATCTTTTCAGTTGTTTCATTAACTCCTTGAATATCAAAGAAGTTCATTACATCAAGGTCTGTTGTATCCAAACCAATTGTAAGAATATTGTTATTTTTTACAATGTTCATTGAGTCTAATATTGTTGTGTTTGTTGGAAACTGTCTAACTTGTCCAGTAAATGTCCAATCAGTTAGATCAAGTGCTTTATCATTGGTATCAACCAATACAAGAGTGAGTACGGTACTATCATTACGATATACCTGCCAGTCCATAGAATCGGGCTGCGAATTTAGTGTTTGCATGGTTCCTCCAAGGTCAACCTACTCCTATTGTATGATACATGTATTATGACTATTACCCCCGAAATTATTGCTGCCCTTTTTGGAGGGATAGTATCTGTGCTTGGAGCCTTCTACGGTTTCATTAGATGGATTATTACTAAGTTTCTTAATGAACTTAAACCAAATGGGGGCAGCAGTCTTAAGGATCAAGTCAACAGACTAGAAAGGCGAGTAGATGATATCTATCACATACTTGCTGAAAAGGAGTAATAATGGCTAAAAATGTATATTACGAAGGCAAACTAATCCCTGTTAAGGATTGGGATTATGACCTAAAGAAACCAAAGACTAAAGAACCTAAGAAGCAGCCTGTTGTTGAGGTTGTTGAAGAAGTTACAGAACAAATATCAGAGTAAGCAAAATCCCCTAGGAGCGTGGGGTGGGGGCTAAACCTAGGGGATCTGCTTTTTCTGGAGGCAATCCAGAAATCTATATTTATTTTCTTGGTGGCATAGGTACTATCGGAGTCATTGTTCTATAGAAGTAACCATCTGAATTTTCTGCAGATGTTACATTATTTTGAAAATACCCAATTTCTTTCCATGTTGGAAGATTACCCATTGCCACTGCAAAATCTTGAGTGTTGTAATCGCTTACATATATTTTAATCTTTTCATAAGTTTGTCCTACTTCGTAGAACTGCTTTGTAGGAGAGATAGTTCTTCTTGAGTTAAAGGATGCTCCAAAAGCATTCATCTCTCTTGTAATTCCTTGTATATCCCAATCTGTTCTAATATAAAATGTAACATTTATTGTTTCAGTATTCCCAGAAACCTGTGGATTTATTTGTGCATAGTTATTAACATCAAAAACTCCACCAGTAATCAAATATGGACGACCACCACTTACTGGATCCCAAGGTGTTACTGTTGAGTTTGCACCCTGTCTAACTTGGCTTACTGTTCCAGCAGTTGCTGTATATCTGGTCTCTTTTTGAGATAAGTTTGTATTTCCAGGAATATAAAAGTCTGCTACCTGATTTGGAAGATATTTGTTCCATATTCCGCCAGTTTGTGTTCTTGTACCAATAAATTCTGCTTTAATCCATCTTACTGGAATTAGAATTACGGAAAGAGTTACTGGTATTGTTTTTGAATTAGTATTAAAACCATTATTAACTGTTAATTTTACATTGTATGTTCCACTTGCATTGTAAATTTTTGGTGGTGGGGTCTTGCCATTAAATACTGTCCCATCACCAAATTCCCAGTTCCAAGTATTTGTATCTGGACCGCTTGCATCAGTAAATGTTACAACGCCATCTTGATCTATTTCATACAAAAAGTCAGCATGTGCTGTTGCTCCTGTTACTTTAATTAATTGTGCAGGATCATTAAGAGTATTTGTAAGCATAGCAAAATTTGTGTATCCGTCAGTATTTGTAACCCAAACACCAACATTATAGGTTCCAGGACCAATAAGCGGTTCTTCATAACCTAGCAATGGTCCTAAGTCATCATAATTCCATGATGGAGTTTTACCATTAATGATTGGAGCATTTGAAAAATCTATTTGAAGACCACTTGGATATAGTTCTTTTAATACTGATGGTGGTTGTGTTCCACGATAAAAAATTGGTATATTGACCATCCATTCAATTTTTGCAAGAGCATTTAATTCTGCTGTTGTGTAGTTTGAAATAGATGCACTAAATGTTGTGGCTGTTGTTCCTGTAAGAGTATTTACTGCAACTACTGGAACTTTTGGTGCTTTTGAATTATAAAAGGCTATATCTGAATCTCTAAGTATATATTCAGTCATCCATGTAGATTCATTTATTGAGTGCTTTATTCCGCTAACAACATACTCTCCATAAATATAATTGTTTGAATCAATCTTGTGTTGAATATAGATTGTTTGACCAATGTTAATATCACTTATACCTTCAGTATTTGCATAAACAGAATCAACTGTTATTGATTCAAGATTTGATTTTGGCACTGATTGGTATTCTAATACTGCATCCTGATATTCTGCTGCCTGACCCGCAATAGTTGATGTTGGAAGCCAGAAAGAGTTTTGTGTTGTTGTAAATGTTGTTACACCTTCAAGTTTTGCTGGACCAAAGTCAAGGGTTGCCTGTTGATTAACAACTGGCTCTATAGATAAAATGTCTCCTGTAATTGGATTAGTGTTTGTAACAGAAACCTGATTAATAATCTTGTTCATGCCATTATTCATGTTAATTGCTTTAAAGGTAAAACTTTCTGGGTCTAGTTCTTCAACATCTGGATCTTGCCAAGGATCAGAGTTGTTTGTTTTAAAAAAATCAGTAACATAAGATAAGCCAGATAAATCTCCAGTGTAATATGCTGGGTCATATTTCATGTAAGGTGTAAAGAAGTAAGAGTCTCCACCATATTTTGCAAAGTATGTAACTAATGCTGAAGAAAAACCACTTGAAATTAGTTCATAAATTGTTTTACCTGCTTCAACTTTTACAAGCGGTGCTGGAGGAGCATAAAGTCCAAAATTTAAGTCCATACTTCCACCCATCAATTGAAGTCCAATTGAGTCATACACAATTGTATAAAAACTTCCAATTTCTTCAGATAGCAAATATGTTGCGTTTTCTAATAAATAATCTACTGGAACAATGTTATTAGGATAGGTTGGAGTAATGTTTGTGTCAATAAAATCTTGAGTAATTAGCAATCTGTTAATCTGTCCAATTAAATCTGTACCGTTTATTGTTACAATTTGTTTTTGATTTCTAATATAGTCAACATTAACATCAGTAATAAAGCCAAAGAATATGTTTTTAATTTGACCATTTATAGGTTTTGTATGAACCCATACAAATGAGTTTGATTTAATAAAAGGATTAATATTTGGATCTGCTGTTGATCCTCTTGTGGTTATTGTAAATTGGCCAGTGTCTGATTGTTCCCAAAATCCTTCAAATGTATCTGCTCCATGTACAGTGTTTATTGATAAAACACCATCTGTAATGTCTAACCAATCACCATAAGAACCTACACTTGTGTCCCAAACCTTAACTTCAACAAGATCTTTTGCCTTCATTTATTAACCCCTAACAACTCTGCTGCTTACTTTACCGTATTTCGTTAATGCGTTGTTTACTTCTCTACCTAATGCGTATGGATCTGTGCCTAGACCAGCATTGATAGTAATTTGGATTGGCGCTGCTTGTGCTGTTCCATACCCTGCAAGTTGTGGCTGAAAGCCTGCCATTGTTGCATTTGCTAAACCAGTCATTGAAACATTTGCAAGTTTTTGTGCTTGGTCAATACCTTGAGAAAGACCCTTAACAAGGTTTTCACCAATCTCAGCAAATACTGTTGATGGAGATTTAACTCCAAATAAATTCATAACCTTGCTTACTGTTTTACCAACAAATGAGTTTGCTAATCTGTTTTCAAACCAGTCAAGCATACTAGTGATTCCATCCCAAAGACCACGGACAATATTTTTACCAACATTGAGCATTGCTGCTGGCAGCGAATTAAAAGCATTTCTAATTGTAGAAACAACATCTGATACTCTGTTTCCAAATCCCTTAAGTGCTTCCCATGCATCAGATGCAAAGTTTTTAATTGCATTCCAAACTTTACCAACTACTTCTGTAACCGTATCCCAATTCTTAACAAGAAGAACAATGATTGCAATAAGTGCAGTAATAGCAATAATAACAAGTCCAATAGGGTTGGCAGACATTGCAGCATTGAATAACCATTGTGCTGCTGTTGCTATTTTAGTTGCTGCTGATTTTGCTAATGTTGCTAGTTCAAGTGCTACCATTGCACCCTTAATAGCATTAATAAGAAGAAGAAAAGGTCCAAGAATTGCTATCGCAAGACCTACTACAACAATGATTTGTTGAATTGGACCAGGCAAAGATGTGAAAACACCAACTGCTACTCTCATAGCATCATTTACTAGTTTCATTACTGGTAAGAATGTTTTACCAAGATTTGTGTTTAAGTCTGCTTGTTCTGCTTCAAGAATTCTTGTTGAGTTTGCCAAACCGTCTGATGTTCTTCCAAAGTCACCTTGGGCTGCTGTTGTTTGCTTATAAATTAATTGCTGTGCTGCCAAAACTTTTTGCTGAGGAGTCAAAGCATTCTTTGTTGTACTTACAATTCCTAATTCAAGTGCAGCCTGGCGAAGTGATGCATCATCAAGTAAAACACCGTATGCTCTAAGTGGCTCTGCTTCACCACGAAGTGCAGAACCAATTGCATTAATTGCCTGCTCAGGAGATGTGTTATTAAATGAGGCTAGGTCAGAAGCAAGACCAACAAAGTCAGTTGAGAACCCAACAAGGTCATCACCAGCAAGTCCAGCAGCCTTACCAAATGTGGCAAATGTTGCTGCAGCATCTAATGCCTGTTGTTTTGATTGACCAAAGTTTTTAGCAGCACTTGAAGCAAATTTAACTACTTCTGTGGCAGACTCACCAAATAGAACATTTGTCTTAGATAATGTTTCTTCTAGATTTGAGGCAGCATCTGTGGCACTATTTATAAAGCCTCCAGCAATGCCAAATCCTTTTGCTGCAACTGCAACACCAGCAAATGCTGTAGTTAATCCCTGAACCTTTTTTACAGAAGCATCAAGCCCACCCAGTTGCTTATTAGCCTGATCAACACCTTGTTGCAGTTTTTGAACATCTGCAACTATGTCAATCTTTATCTGTTGTGCCATTACTTGCTCCTTCTGTTCATCTCTTCAACCATCGCAACATATTCTTCATATGTCAGTTCCCAGAACTGTTCTGGCGTATATCCTGTTTCAATACAGAATCTAGCCATCGCAACTAGGCTGAAGTGACTTCTTTTGGGTCGGACATGTCCATCCCTGAGAGTTCAGACAATTGTGTAATTGTCATTTCTTCTGCTTCCCCTATTGTAAGGGCTGGGTTGTTTCGCTTTGCAACCATATATTGCATAGCAAATGCTAGTTTTGCTTTGGATTCAATGACATTCCATTCATCCATTGGTGTCTCTAAGTATGCTTCAACTTCTGCAAGTTCTTTCCACTTGAGTGTTGACATTAAGTCATTTTGTTCCATTTATTGCCTCCATTAGTTTAAGTTATATTTTTTAATATTGTTCTTTATATTGTTTTCATAAGCAGCAATTATGTAACTCATGCTGGTATTTACTGCTTGTGTTAAATATGGCTGTGCCTGAATATTCTTCTCTGGCCATCCATATTCAATTACTCCTGCATATGGAACTGCCCCACTACCAGCCAAGATCTGTGCCTTCTCTGCAGAAGGATTACCTTGAATAGATGATGCAAGAGCACCAGTTAAACGAGGGGCCATGCTAGAAGCCTTTTGAGCAAGAGTTGAACTAAGTTCTTTGTTAAGTTCTAAGTTGTTCTCTAGATCATCTGATAGTCGTTTTAATGAGGCCTGAACCTCTTTTATTCCTTCTATCTCTACTTCTAGCATGACAAGCCCTGTTTAATGATTAGGACTCTACTCTTGTTGGCTTGCCATCAAGGATAAAGTTTAGATCAAAGGTGAAGAATTCACCTGCTGCTCCACCAAGATCTGGAACAGTTTCTGCGTAGCCAGTTGCTGTGAAGTGTGGCTGTGAAGCAGATGCTGTTGCATTTCCGTGTGGTGCATATGTAATTGTTACAGTCGTACCTGGGTTAGCCCAGAGATATGAATGTAGTGATGCTGATGCTGTGTCCTGGAATCCAGTTACAGCGCATGTGAAGTCAAGTGAGTCCTCGTAGTCTCCAAAACCAAGTGTACCAACTGCAGATGAGAAAACAACATTGCTGACTCCTCCTGCGTATTCTGTACTTCCGATTTCAAAAACAATGGACTTTCCTTTAATTCTGGCCATTAGTTTCCTCCTTCAATATCTATTGAAATGTTTATGTTTGTTGCTAAAAATCTAGCACCATTTACCTCTTGAATAAATGGCTTGTCTACTGTTAATCTTGTTGCTGATGTGTATTCCCATAATGCAGGAATAAGAGTGTCAAGTTTGTCATCTAGGTTTTCTGTTTCTGTTTCATTAGTTGCATATGGAACCAGGATTAAAACCCTCCAATTAGACGCATAGTCTGCATCATATTGATTTTCATATACAGTAATAAAGTCAGTATCAGGTTCCATAATCGCACAGAGTGGATTAGGTCTTTCTGGCATATACTTATAAACTTTTGAGATACCACCAAGAATGATGGCACTTTCAAGTTCGTCTCTTACTCCCCCAAGATTCATGCAAACCTCACCATGTAACGATTAAGAATTGGATACACACCAACGAGTGGATCTCTAGCAACATTAATGGGAGCACCATCATAAGTTGCATATTGAGAAACACCCATTGGTGCGTTACGACGATGGAACAGTTCTGATCCTACTTCCAAGTAGCAACGCTTTAATACAGCAGGAGGAACTTTTGCAGACTTAATATAAGACGCAATAATATCCTTTGCTGTGTCCCAGCATTCCTCTACATAGTCATCATCAGTAGTTGATGATCCTACATAGGCTTTCAGATCAGTCCAGTCCATAATCGTTATCCTTTGTTAATTAGTCTAGTGGGTTGGCAACGATTGTCATTGCCTTTGGTTCTGGAGCAGCGATGCCCAAGTAACCGTACACTGAGAATGAGTTTGTAAGTGTTGTGATCTCTTCGTCGTTTAGACGGAAAGGTGCACCTGCAGACTCGTATGTTGTTAGTGCTGCTGAGTTACCAACATAGAATGAACCACCAGCAAGTGATGGATCCATGACGATTGGTAGACCAAGAATTGTTCCTGTCAAACCAACTGGGTTGATTGAACCAAATGTGTTCTGTGTCAATCCTGCGTTTGAAAGAATTGGACGACCTGCTGAGTCAACAACCTTTGCAAGTGCCTGGAATACATCGCTTGAAACAAGGATTACTTCTAGTGCATAACCTGCGTTGTTATTTACATCAGCAGCAGCCTTTGCGAGTGCGCCAATAACATCATCTGCTTCCCATGCTGAGACAGTTGCAGTATTGAAGTTTGCTGATGCTGTTACAACTGCTGCACGAGCAGCAGCGTTTGTTGCTGCAGCGTACTTAGCAACCATTGCACGGAATGCTGTATCAACATATGCAATAGATGAACGCTCTACAACCTGGCGTGACATATCTGTGTATCCACCGTATGTCTTAATTGGTGCAGTTGCTGAAGTAAGAGTCAACTTACCGTAGTCAAGTGCATCGCCTTCTGCTTCTTGTTCTCCAACAGCAAGTGTGTTGGTATTAATCTTTGGGTATTCCACATTCATTCCGTCAGCAGGTAGTGCTGCAGATGAAAGAACATTGAATGTTGGACGGCCTGCGTTAAGGATACGAACTGTATCTGAAACCCAAGCATTCTTCATAATTGAGTCGCCTGAATCTGCGCCAGCAAATGTACGGTGAAGAGCAAGTGCTGCTTCATCGCCCTTTGCTACAGACTTTACAAACTCACCGAATGAACGGTACTGTGGTGCTGAGATAAGAGGTGTCTTTTCTGATGAGATAACTTCTAGACGACGCTCCAACTCCTGTGCGTGATTACGAACTTCTTCAATTGCTGAAGTGTAATCAGGTGTTGTGTTTTCCATGGATATTTCCTCCTGATTGGTTTCTTCTCTGACTGAAAGTACTTCAGCCTTGTCGTATGCAGGAAATGCTACTAAGGATACTTCCTTAAGATTTACCTTCTTACGAATTATTGTTTTGTCTTGCTTTACATCTGTTACTGGAATGAATCCAACTGAGAAAGAACGGATTGCTCCATCCTTAACCAGGTTGAGTGTTTCATTTCCCAAAACTGTTTCTGAAATCTTTGCCTTAATCAAAAGGCCTTCATCAGATTCTGTCATTTCTGTGACAACGCCAATAATATCTTCGTGGTCACGGAATAACTTAACATCAGCGTTTAGATCAACTGCGCCTTTTTCAAAACGCTCTGACCAACCTCCACCAATGTCAATCGTGTCATTATAAGGAACAGCCATGCCAGAAACTTCACGCTTCTCTGCATCTGTTGCTCTTATTTCAAAACTACGGGTAATCATTTCCATATTCATTACTCCATTTTATGCCACAGGTTGATCAATAACATCAACTGGGGCTTCTTGTTGTGGTTGTTCTGTCATTTCTGGCATACCTTCAATCTCACGGACTTCAGGTACGGTCAAGAAACCGTTGTTCAAACCAATTGCGTATGACTCATATCTTGTCTTTACATTTGGACGCAAGAACTCAGTTAAATTGAACTCTGCATATTGTCCTCTTGGTAGAAGATCAGTAATTGCTTGCTGGATACGAACAATATATTGCTGTAGTCCATCTTCAAATAGTTTAGTTCTGTCTTCATTGCCGTTGACATAAGTCATGCCCTGTCCCTCAATACCCATTCCAAGATACATTGTTGGCACACCAAACATCATTGCGATCTGGCGTGTAATGTATTTCTGGTTTTCTAGGAATTGTGCTTCTTCAGGATTAAGCGAAATTGAATCGTACTTAAGTCCAGAAGATAGAACAGCGACACTTCTTTCTTGCTGAGATAGTACAAAGGCTTCTTTATTAGACTTTGCAACATCTTCAGAAAGAAATTCTGTTGTTGATAGTGTACCTGTTGGTACCGCAGCAGTTTTAAACCAGTTGTCTGCATAATTATGTAGATCTAGTGCTGAACGCAATACTGATTTGTGTCGCTGCAATGGTCCTTCGCCAAGCAAGATTGCTGGGCTTGGGTTATGCCATAACTTAATGTGCTTAATATCTTTTGCTGAATAATATTTTGACTTGTATGTGTAATAAACTCTGTTGTCACCATCTATTGCTACTGTTACATCTGTTGGGTGAAGGTTTGTAATGTTTACAATTCCTCGCTGCCCTCTTTGAATGTGCCAGAAAGCATTTCCATAAACTGCCATGTGCATTAGAGTTGTGCCAAGCCACTCTGCTTGAGAAATTTGATTTTCAATGTCTGGTGTTTCTAACCAGAGAGGTGATGGCAATGGTGTTGTGCCTCTGTAAACACTTACAGGAATTTGCATGATTGCAGTTTCTAGTACGGATGTGGCACGGGACACAGCAACAAGACTAAGTGCAGTAGTTGGTGATACCGAAACTGCTTCTCTTGTTGGTGCAGTATTTGTTACTCCACGAGTTTCAGGAACAAAAGGTTCTGCTACATTAATTTCATAGCCAAGTCTATTGACTACTCTTTCTTTAAATCCCATTTACTTCTCCTTTACCAAACCATCTGCTGTGGCTTTTGCTGTGTT